AAATCGGTGTTCGAAACATTAGTAGAATCAGTTTCGTCTGATCCTGTGAAGAATACAGGACCACAAAACCTAACTGAAGTACTTAAAGTTCGCACATTACGGGCTCGTCCAACAAAATCAAAAACTATAAACGAGTCCAGTGAGTCTCTTCGAATGAAGAAACTTGCAGGCATTCTATAAAAAATAAAGGAGAAAAATAAATGTCTATTCTGGATAAATTAACAGAAGGCATGGTTCCGCGTGATCTACACGCTGAATCACACGCTCTCGTAGAGAAGTGGGAGCGTACTGGTCTTCTTGAAGGTCTTGGCACTGATGAAATCAAAAATCAGATGTCACAGCTTCTTGAGAACCAAGCCAAAGAGCTTCTCCGTGAGTCATCCACCATGGCTGGTGGTGATGTAGAAGGTTTCGCAGCTGTTGCGTTCCCCCTTGTACGCCGAGTTTTCGGCTCACTTGTTGCACAGGATTTGGTCTCGGTTCAACCGATGTCACTTCCGTCAGGGTTGATCTTCTTCCTTGACTTCACAACTTCAACTGGCGGCGCCGGCCTTCCTCGTCTTGGTTGGCCGTCGTCCGAGCAATCACTATATGGTGGTGGGCGAATCGCGTCACAAATCACCGGAGGTGTTATCCTTGGAGGCACCGGGAATAATTTCTATCAGACCGAAGTTGGTCCGTATTCATTGAATAACGGATATGCCTCACCGACCGGTACCGTGATTCTCGCGACCACGATGGTCTCATCTGGTACAATTGCCCTAGGCGGAATTCCGGATACTACCACTGTTGGTGGAGGTACCGTAGCAGCCTACTCAAATTACATCACTCGCTTGTTGCAATTTGACCCGGATCTAATTTCTGGTTCTGCATATGCTATATGCTCGGTCACAAAGGCCGGCCTTGAGTCCGGTGGAGTCAACTTTGACTTTGATAATATGATTGCAATTACGATCACTGGTGGTCTCGGCGCCGATACCGCTCAGGTACGCCGTCTGACCGTCGAGGATCCGTCAAGTGATGCTAACGTCCTTCTGGTTGTTACCGATACAACCGGCTCGGCCGTTGATGCAAATATTGTCGACGTCGCAGCTGCCCTTGATGCCATTGTCGCGGTTGACATACCATTAGCTGATAACTTTAATGCTGGCGCGCCAGTAGGTTCAGTTGTCGGTGCGACGACTTGGGGGCTTGAGGGAGACCCGAACATCCCCGAGATCGACATCAAGGTTGACTCAGTAAGCGTCACAGCGATGACCAAGAAGCTTAAGGCCAAATGGACCCCAGAGCTTGGTCAGGACTTGAACGCCTACCACAACCTAGATGCCGAAGTTGAGCTTACATCAATTCTGTCAGAGCAGATTGCTCTAGAGATTGATAATGAGATTCTTGAGGATCTTGTTAAGGGAGCTGAAGCCGATACTCTGTATTGGTCACGCCGACCCGGTAGGTTCCTCGTACGAGACACCGGTGCGGATATTTCAACTGCTGCTAATGAAAGTATTCTCGGTGGTGACTTCACTGGTACTGTTTCCGAATGGTATGAGACACTCCTTGAGACAATCAATGATGTTTCCGCTCAGATTCACCGGAAGACCCTTCGCGGAGGAGCCAACTTTGTTGTTGTATCCCCCGAGATGGCTAACCTTCTTGAGTTTACCGCTGGCTTCCGAGCCTCTGTAACTCACGATGATGATCGTGGAACCATTGGCGCTGTCAAGGTTGGCTCGCTCAGCAAGAAGTTTGACGTTTTCGTCGATCCCTACTTCCTACGCAATGTGTGTTTGGTAGGTCGACGCGGCGCTAGCTTCCTAGAGAGTGGCTATGTCTACGCTCCATACGTACCGCTCCAGGTAACTCCGACAATCTTCGGTGTTGAGGACTTCGTACCCCGCAAGGGCGTGATGACCCGATACGCCAAGAAGATGGTGCGTCCCGATATGTACGGACTCGTCATCGTCAAGGACTTCCTTGGGTAAGATTGACTTTTAGTTAATCACAGAGACCCCCGGCAAAAGCCGGGGGTTTTCTTTTTGCCCTAACTATTTACTAAGAAGGAGATCTCGCCTATGGCTTTACCTGTTCTCACGCCAACCTCAACCACATCGGCAGTTGTTTTGCCGGCAACCGGCACCACCACTAATGTATCAGCTACTTTACCGTATGGGATGTATGCATCTTCAACGGCGTTTTTGAGCGGCGCCGCAGATCAAGTTGCTTATACTTATAAAATGTTGGGTGGTGATGTTTTAGATATCGAACTTACAGCAGGGAATGTCTATGCGGCATATGAAGACGCAGTTGTAGAATATTCTTATTTAGTTAATTTACATCAAAGCAAAAACTCCCTATCTGATCTCTTGGGCTCCGAAACCGGTTCTTTTGATTCCGATGGCACAATAACCACCGGATCAATGTCCGGTTCGAATGCCGCAATAAAATATACTCAGTTTGCATTTGAATACTCTCGCCGCGTTGGAGATGCGGTAGGTACAGAAATTAGAGCTGGTGGTCTCACTACTATATATTCCGCTTCAATTGATGCTATTGTTGACCAACAAGATTATGATCTGGATTCTTTATTAAGAGCCGATACCACTTTCTCTGGTACCGTGGGAACTGATAAGAGAATATTTATTAGAAAAGTATATTATAAGAGCCCACAAGCAATGTGGAGGTTTTATGGTTACTATGGTGGCTTGAACACCGTAGGAAACTTGGCTCACTACGGTCAGTATGCAGATGATTCCACATTCGAAGTTATACCTGCATGGCAAAACAAAGCCCAGGCCATGGCCTTTGAGGATAACATTGCCACAAGAACGAGTGGGTTTTCTTATCAACTGAGAAACAACAAACTTCGTGTATTTCCCGCACCCACAGTTGTACAACCGAAAAAGATATGGTTTGAGTTCTCAGTTGATGAGTCTCCACTCTCTTCGTCGGTTGCCTATGTGCAAAAACAGATAGATGGTGTTAACAACCTAAATACACTACCTTATGAAAACTTGCCTTATGCAAGTATAAATGCTATAGGGAAACATTGGATCCGGCGCTATGCCTTGGCGGTCGCAAAAGGCCAGCTAGGCGAGGTGCGCTCCAAGTTTGCAACAGTGCCTATTCCTGGGGAAAGTGTAACTCTCAACGGAACGGCTCTAAAAGACGAGAGCAAAACAGAAAAAGATCTTTTGAGAACAGAACTCAAGACCATCTTGGATGAACTTACATATGTGAAGCTAGCACAGGACGATCAGGCCAAGATCACTGCAGCGTTGGAGACATTTAAATCTATCCCTATGCCTATCTATACTGGCCCGCAAGGTAGTTCCTAATGGCTGACAACAAATGGTCTAGACCCTCCTCCCCTCCTCCTCCTTTATTTTTTAACGACAAAGAGAAAGACCTCGTCAAGCAAGTAAATGATGAGATTATAGAGCGAGTTATTGGCCAGACGGTGGTTTATTACTCATTGTCCTTAGAACACACGAACTACCATTCGCTTTACGGAGAAGCAATAAAAAAATCATTTTTAGCACCCATAAGAGTGTATGCTCTGGTAACATTCGAAGGAATAAAGACTGAAAGCGCCAACTATGGCCTGGACAAGACAGCGAGTATTATAGTGAAGTTTCACAAGAGAAGACTGACAGAAGACCAAGATCTTTATGTCAGAGAGGGTGATTTTGTTTTATTCGATGAAATTCTTTATGAGATCATGACTTTAGAAGAGCCGCGCCTTTTGTTTGGACGTCCAGATACTAGATTTGAAATTGCAGCCAAGTGCCTACGGTCACGAGAGGGTTTATTCGATGGACAATAACGGCTCAGTAAATATAATACCCATTCCTTTTGAGCCTTCTACTCTGGAATCTATTGACCAAGCAGTCTACAACTTCGTTAACGATACCTTGGACATCAGTACCCGTTCCAACAAAGGTTTTAAGAAAGTGCCGGTGATGTGGCAGGGTTCTGAGCGATCGTGGTATACTAAAAAAGATCCCAGACCCAAAGATGTATTAAATTTTCCTGTTATAACGGTGGGAAGGACCGGTCTTTCAAAAGATCCGACACGTAAAGGAGTTTTTCAAGCTAATCTGCCTGTTGACTACGATGGAGCCTCTTTGTCGATCGCAAAAAGAATAATGCAAAGAAAAACTCAGGAATTTGGAAATGCATTCTCAAAACAACAAACCGGACAGTTAAATAGAAAAGGAAAAAATCCAAAAGTTGTTTATGAGTTCATGGGAATCCCCCAGGTGGTTCATATTAACCCTGTTTACGAATGCACCTTAACTTCTTTCTATACACAACAGATGAATGAGATGCTGCAGCCTCTCTTGACTCAGACAGGAAATATCAATTATCAAGTCATCGAATACGATCACTATCGTTATGAGTTGTTCATTGATCAGAATTATAATATATCTGATAATTCTGCTAATCTAGGCGAAGAGCAGCGAAAACTGGAAGCAAAGATTACATTTAATGTTATTGGTTATCTTTTTGGTAAGTATGTAAATGATGAATTACCCAAGATTATTGTGAGAGAGAGCATCGTAGAGTATAAATTTCCAAAAGAAACTGTTATTTTTAATCTCTAATACCTTTTACGATTCATCTAACTATTTATTATTGAATTCTATTTTTTATCAAGGAGACAACTAGATGTCAGTAGATAAGTTTCGTTTTGTATCACCCGGCGTGCAAGTAGCCGAGGTCGATCGTTCTGGCCTGGCCGCCACCGCCCCTCAAATTGGGCCGGCCATCATCGGGAGGGCCCTTTATGGCCCGGGCATGAGGCCGGTTAAACTAAATTCAACTGCAGAACTACATGGAGCCTTCGGCGCGCCAAACCCAGGAGGAGAGAGTGGTGATGTTTGGAGGGACGGCACTCTTGCCGCTCCTACTTATGGACTTTATGCTGCTGATGCGTATTTGCGCAACAATGGCCCGGTAACATTCGTGCGCTTGATGGGAGAGGCTTCGCCAACCGCGAATACCACAACAGGGCTAGCCGGCTGGACAGCTTCTAATGCTTACGGTCTGTGGATTGCCAATGCTGTCTCTGGCGGCGCCGCGTCTGGTGGTTTCTCTTCTATTACAGCTTCATTAGGTGCTGTTATTTATACAACAACGGGAAGCACTGTTGTTAGCTTGGGGAGTATTTCTCGCGACCAAACATTTACTTCTACAGATGGTATTTTAGTAGTCAACGATGACGAAACAACTAGTCAAGGGCTTACTTTCAGTCTGGGTATTACAAACTACAAAGAAACTTCACACTTTACTGCTACATTTAATTTTGATCCAGATTCTGATTTGTATATTCGAAAGGTACTTAATACCAACCCGCAATATACCAACAGTTCTATTTACGCCAGCGCCGACAAGCTAAATTACTGGCTTGGAGAAACGTTTGAGTCCTCTTTGTCCGACACGATATGTGCTAGCCGCTCCGGCGCCCCCACAGCCCTGGCGGCTTCAAATAATTATGCTTTTGTTTTCAAAAATACAATGAATGGCAGCGCTGTCGATCAGGCTGACCGAGCATGGTCAGCCGGCGTCGCTAAAAGTGGGTATGTAATCTCACAAGCAATCACTTCTGCTACCGCCTCTTTTGAGGCCAGTGATCAGCAAAAACTGTTCCGGTTTGCCGGCACCGACACCCGTGGTGATTATGACAATACTAATTTAAAAATTTCTATAGCTAACATCAAAGCACCGGTGAATCCGACTGTATATGGATATGGAACTTTTGATGTCTTTGTTCGCCGCGCCGACGATACAGATAACTCCATGGAGATAATTGAATCGTTCGCTTCTGTCAATTTAGATCCATCATCCCCAGACTATATTGCGAGAAGAATTGGTGATAAGTACTTATCCTGGAATTCGAATGAAAAATATTATGATAGTTTCGGCTCTTATGATAATATTTCAAATTATATTCGAGTGGACATGAACGATCAAGTTGATCAGGGATCTACAAACGCTTCACTCCTTCCCGCCGGATTCATTGGCCCCGCGAGATACATTGGTCAGACTGTTTCAGCAGGCACGGGATCAGAATCAGCGGCGTTTGCTGCATGTACGATCGTCACAGGATCAGACAGCACACCTTATGGTCAGACTGTACCCGATGGCTTCTCAACTTTAGTTGAATTCCCGAAGTTGGTATTGCGCCTATCTGGCTCTGAGGGTGTCTCTAACGTGAAGAAAGCCTTCTACGGAGTGCAACCCCGCGGTACATTCGCTAGACGAGACCCGGGTTACGGTGATTACAACATTCGACTTTCATACGATTTAGCAGATGCATATGAGGCGGATGGTACCATCACGGTAAATTCATTTATTTTCACATTAGATGATATCGATGGATCCACTACTGCGCCATACTATTTAAGCGGCTCGCGCGCAGCCGGAACTTCTGTTCGAGGGACAGCGGCGTATTCCACCTTGTTGGATGCCGGCATCAACAACTTTACAATGCCTTTAGTGGCCGGCACTACAGGGTTCGACGTTGTTGAACCTGACCCTTTTGCTAACAGGCTTACAAGTGACAAGACTGATGACACGAGTTATGAATATTACTCGCTACGCAAAGCAGTGGATATTATTCGCGACCCAGATGTAGTGGAGCACAATGTTTGCTCCATCCCGGGCGTATCAACTACCGGTATCACCGATTATCTAATCGATATGGCTGAAGAGCGCCGAGACACTATGGCAGTCATTGATATTCAAAATGACTACAAGCCTCGTTACGAGCTAACCTCCGGTGAAATCGGCACTAACAGAACCGCTCTTCCGGATGTAGCAACGGCCGTCTCGGCTATGAAAACTCGCGGCTTCAACACATCTTACGGCGCAGCATACTTCCCCGCCGTCCAGATTCGGGATAGGGCGAAAGGCGTGAGGCTGTTTGTTCCTGCTACCGTTGCCGCCATGGCAGCTTACGGGCACACTGATAAGATTGCAGCACCATGGTTCGCACCAGCCGGCTTCAATCGAGGTGGGCTTTCAGATGCATCATCCGGAATTACGGCCACCGGAGTCTCAAAACAACTTCGCTCACAAGATCGCGATGACCTTTACGAAGTGAATGTTAACCCGATTGCTCAGTTCCCGCAAGAAGGTGTTGTCATTTTCGGTCAGAAGACTTTGCAGGCTACCCCCTCAGCGCTTGACCGCGTAAATGTGCGGCGCCTTCTCATCTTTATCAAGAAAGAAATTTCCAGAGTGGCGAACTCAATTCTATTCCAGCCCAACGTGCAAGACACTTGGAATCGGTTCTTAGCCCAGGCTGAACCTATCCTCGACGATGTGCGGGCCCGCTTTGGTTTAGAGAGCTACAGGTTAATTCTAGATCAAGATACAACTACCCCCGAATTGGTAGATAGAAACATTCTATACGCCAGGGTTTTATTGAAGCCAGCCCGAGCGATCGAGTTCATTGCAATTGATTTCGAAATCTTCCGCTCCGGTGCAAGTTTCGACGACTAGTACTAATTATTATAAAGGAGAATTATTAAATGGCATTTTGGAGTGATGGAGTTACAGAACCTAGGAGAAACTTTAAGTTTCTTCTGACGGTAGGTACACTACCTTTATGGATTGTCAAGCAAGTCAATCTACCCACAATAACTGTTGCGGAAGGAACCCACAAGTTCCTTAACCATACATTCTATTTCCCGGGAACTGTGGAATATAATGAGGTGAGTTTTACTGTTGTTGATTCAATTAATGATGAAGTAACAAAAAGAATTCTTGAATCTTTCACAGGTTCAGGGTATAATACTCCTGAGCTTGAAACAGCTTCAACTGAATCTCTTATCACCAAAGGGCAAGCAACCCGTGCCCTCGGCGCCGTCCGCATAGAACAATTAGGTTCTGGGCAGTCAGGAGAAACTGATAAAATTGCATTTGTTTTAAGAAATGCTTGGATTAATAACTTAGAGTTCGCTACAGGACTTAATTATGATAGTAGCGACCCGTCCGAAATCAGTGTCAAACTCCGTTATGACTTCTTCAACTTTGCCGATACAGCCGGTAAACTCGCAGGGTTTGGCGCATAAGAATAAAACTCAAGGAGAAAAATGAGAAATAACCAAGACCGTTTGGGAGTAACACAAGATACTAATGAATCCATATCACCATCCGTCATGCAAAGTGCCGGTGGTGATTTTTCATTTATTGCAACAAATGATATTGTAGAACTTCCTTCCAAGGGCCTTTACTACCCAGAAGGGCATCCTCTTCGCGACAATCCTGCCATTGAACTTAAGCAGATGACAGCAAAAGAAGAAGATATTCTTACCAATCAATCTTACATCAAACAAGGTGTAGTGGTTGAACGTTTATTGCACTCACTACTTGTTGACAAGTCTTTGGACCTTGACGATCTGTTAATAGGTGATAAGAATGCATTGCTGGTGCAAATACGCGTTTCAGCGTATGGAGCCGATTACCCAGTTCAGACTTTATGTCGTTCATGTTTGAGTACACAAGATGTTACCTTTGACTTGGATGAGTGTGTGTCTTATCGTGAAGCTTCGTTTGACGAAGAGGTGCAACAGAACGATGATGGTACATTTACTATTACAATGCCAAAATCAAAAGCAACAGTTCAGCTTCGCTTTATAACTTCAAATGATGAAAAAGAACTCGTCAAGAAAGAAGAAAAATATAAGAAGCATGATGTTGAATTTTCTAATGTGATAGAAGCTTATCGTCAAATGATGATCTCGGTGAATGGAGATCCAGATTTAGTAGGAAAGTATCTAGATAATATGCCTTTGCAAGATTCTAGGTATTTGAAGAAAATAATCAAAACAGTTCCACCGGCCGTTGATATGAATGGTTCATTTGAGTGTGAAAAGTGTGGGGCAGATAATGAGCAGGAGGTACCGATAACGTACCGCTTTTTTTGGCCTGACCTCTGATTATCAAAAAACCGTGTATGAGGAGCTTTTTGTTCTAAAATATCACGGTGGGTATTCTCTTTTTGAGAGCTATAATATACCCGTTGGATTGAGGAGGTGGATAATCGAAAGATTGATTAGCCAGATGGAGAAAGAAAAAGAGTCTCTAAAAAGTAACAGACCCGGTTAAAGTGCCGGGTTTTGTTTTGAAAACTATTTACTGTGTTAGGAGAAAATCTATGAGCGAAGATAGAATTGAAGAAGAAGTTATTTTGGACTTTAATGTACTTAAAGAGAGATCCTCCCCGGAAGGTGCCAAGTTGAAAAATGCCCTAATGTCCTTGTTGGGATTTGAGGACTATTTCAGAATGTTTCCTATGCCGACTAAAATAAGAGGAACCACAGCTCAAGTTTCCTCCTTTACCAATGCAGTGCGGGGCGAAAGAAAATATATGGACGCAGTTCGGCGCCATAGCCTTCACGACCCAGCTACGTTTTCCTCAAAGGCCCGATTAGATCGAGCAGTTCGAAACTTTGAGCGAGAAACAGGAATGAAGTGGCCACTTCAATAAGGTAAGCTTAGATGGCGACAGAAGAAGAAGAAGACCAAGCGAGGAGAAACGCGGCGAAGGAAGAAGCTGAGTTAAAAGCCGCTCGTGCCATTCTTGATCTTAAGAAAAAATCCAATCTAGCTTCAGAGAGAGAATTAGAGCTAGAAGAGAACATTCTCAAGCGAAAAGAACTGAGAAAGGAACTGGATGCGGCGTCGCTGCAGCAAGATGATCAGCGCATCGAAAACCTCCTTAAAGAAATTGATGAATTAGAAAAGCGTCATGACCGCCTCAAGGACATCAACACAGCACTTGAGGCTGCCACCACTCACGGCCAAAACTTCGCGGATACCATAATCGGACTCAGGAACCCTTTAATCAGGGCAGCTGACTCAGCCGGCAGTTTTTCCGCAGCCATAAGTAAAAGCGCACAAGGCGTTGCTGAGCGAGTGAAACAGACCGGTATACTGGCCTTCGGCATCGACCGGTTATTTACAAATACCAAGAAGCTCGTCACTGCACTAGACGCCCAAGCGGCCTCTTTCGTACAAAACACCGGCGCTAGCCGTGATTTTGCTTATGAGGCATTCCAACTGCGCGGCTCCCTAGCTACGGTTGGGGTAAGCGGAAACGACGCTGTAAAGTCGATGGGTACTCTTTTCAGTCAATTCAAGGACTTCACCCAGCTTACCCCGGGCCTAAGAGGTGAGTTTACAAAATTAGCATCCCAGTTAGACAAACTGGGGTTTGATACCGGTGGCGTAGCAGAAGCGTTAACAAATGTGGCTGGCATGTCTGCCTCGGAAGCATTGCCCGCAATAAGAAATTTAGCGGGAGCAGCAGAAGCCTCCGGTTTAACATTCCAAGAGTTCTCTTCACAGCTAGCTAGCAGCGGCGCTTTATTTGCCAAATTCGGAGAACAAGGTATAGAAGTTTTTAAAGGATTAGCTGCCGCCGCAAAAGAAACCGGCATGCAAGTCTCGGAGTTATACAATATTGCATCTCAGTATGATACATTTG